GATGAATCTATAAGGGTTGTTAGTCGTTTGGCTGAAAGAGTTAAAAATATTGTACAAGGAGTAATAGATAGTATTCCAAAATGGATGCTTAATATGTTGGGTGGTGCTGGTGGTGCATTTAAAGATTTAGGCAGTAATTTTTTAAAACAACAAAAGAAAAATTTTTCATCTTTATTTGGTGAAGATTTTACTGCAGGTTTTACTGAAAGACTTAAGCAGAATTTTGAAGAGATACAAACTTTATTTAGTACAGATACAAATGCTCCTGAAACCTATTTTAGAAAAATAGATAAAAGTGCTAATGATGC